GCTTGATAGTTTACTTTGTTGCCTGTGTCTTTAGAGAATGAAGTAAACCAATTGGAATACAACATAGCAGGGAATGATGCACCTGCACCATTCAATCTAAAGGGTTCGTTTGCTTTCTCGGTGGACCCACATGCCACCATCAGGGGTGCTGCTAGAACAACAGCAGCGAGTGCTTTGAGTTTCATAATCAGTTATCAGAACTTGTACTTAGTGCCGACTTCAACTTTCCAGTCGCGAGTGTCATCGCTATCTTGGAAGATGTTCTCCCACTTGCCATAAGCAGAGAAACTATCAGTAATCTTCAGTTTAGTGCCGACTTCCAGTGCCTTGAAGGTGTCATTCTCACCACCATCAGGAACGGAAACACCCAGACCTGCCTCAACATAAGGAGAGAGGCGACCAGCTTTCCATTCGTAACCGACACGTCCTTGATGAACAGCCTTGCTGTAATCATCATCAGTGCCTTTGAACTCGTGCTTGGACTCTACATATGGACCTGCCATTGCGGGGGCGGTAACCGCCAAACCGAGCAGGGCAACTGCGAATGCTTTCATTTTTTTATATGCGTGAAGTATACTTAGGTGACCCGATTGATCACCCAAGTAATATAGCACACTTAGCACCCAAGTTTGGGTAAGGGCAGTTTAAGATTTGGTGTCAATCTCATAAACTTTCAGTTTTTGGTGCTCTGGGATTACCTTTTGTAGGGCAATTGTCAGCATACCATTATTAAAGGCAACTTCACCAATCTCAACATCGTCTGACAAATTGAATCCTCTTGCAAAGGTGCGAGTAGAAATACCTCTGTGCATGTATTCTTCTTCACCTTTATTTTTTGGTGTGACTGATCTGATCATAAGAACATTAGATTCTGTAGAGACTTCAATCTCATCCTTAGACCAACCAGCAAGTGCTACTTCGATCCTCCACTTGATATTTGATTCTTGTACAAGATTGTATGGAGGGTATGCGTTATTGACAGATCCTGTTCCGTAGGAATGTAGTCTGTAAAAAACGTCGTCTAGTCCAACGCTGTATCTTTCTGCAGCGTCTACGATGGCACCAAGATCTTTCGTGCCGAACTTTCTAAGTCCTGTCATTTGTATGCTCCTTTTATAAGCGAGTTTTATTGTGTGGTCCCCGAAGGCAACCAATAGTATTTAACAGATTGCACAAAAAAAGACGGGTGGTGAAACCCGTCTCATAGTAGCGTATATTCCGTTTGTAGCGGTCGCGCACGAAGGCGACAAACTATATATCAGGATTCGGTAGTTGTCGTAAGTTCTGCAACTAAGTCCAGATGGTTCTTACGCTTCATGAACGTATTGTCAAACCACTTACGATACCCAACCTTGGGACCTTCGTTCTGCTTGTGCTTCAATCCCTGCTCACTAGCAATAGTCAACCAGTAGCAGAAGAATGGAACACCTTCGTAGAAACCGTCAATCTTACCACGATTGGGGATTCGTGAAGGAGTGTTGTTCTCACGAACAATCCAACTAGCAGAGTTCAGTTTGCCTTTGCTGGCAACAGGAACGGGGATAACATCACCGTCCTCATCCAGTGCAGTCTCTGCAATGAGAGAGCACAGCATCTGAACCTTATCATCAAAAGGTCCATACTTCAGATGGAACAGGAACAGTGCAGTCAGGAAAGTCTGGTCAAACTGTTTGTTGTAACCAGTTCTATCGAGAAGTGCATCAACTGCCTTAATGGTCTCCCTGTATTCATACACTGCTTCCAGTGTCTTCATACGCTTGTACTCACTCTGTGTGACATCATCGCTGTCACTATCAGACCACAGACCACGCTCACCATAACTGGTAGCATTGTCCCACATGCAGGTGTAACTAAGAGCAGTCACAAACTGACCTTCCTTGAACTTCTTAGTCTTAGGAAGAAGTTTCAGAGACTTCATGCAACCTGTAACAACCTCTGCGGCAATCTCAGCAGCAGTTGGGTTGTCGAATGCCCAGTAGATACTACGCAATCCAGTAAGAGTTTTATCTCTATACTTCACTGCAAGAACGTTCTCGGGCACCCTATCCGAGAGTCCTTCTTGCCACACAAGACCACGAGAGTTAGCATCTAGACGCCACCCCTGTCCTGCATCGTATTGTGTACCGTCTTCCCAAACGTCATCCTCTGTAAGTTCTCCCAGAGCAACAACATGATGTGTCGGAAAGAGTTTGCGAAGGTGGTCAATGACACCCTTCTTCTTAATTCTGTTTCGTGTATTCCGTTGAGTAATCCACTCTGGGTAAGAGAGGAACTCGTCGCGAGTGATGAGTCCAATAAGCACATCATCCACTCCAGGCAGGGAATACCACTGCCCAACTTGTAAGGCTTCCATAAAAAATCCTCTTTAATAGTAGGTCCGATGGAGTCTAAAGATCGGGTGTGATCTCGACTCGTAGACTATATATCAACTTAAGAAGGATGTCAATCCCTGATTCAGTCGATTATTAGCAAACTTAATATAATCTTCATCAATGTCATAACCAATGCAATCCCATCCAAGGATCTGTGCTGCCACAGCAGTCGTGCCTGTGCCCATAAAAGGATCTAGAGCAGTGCCAGTATCCTTTCCAGTAAGTTTCAGACAGTCTTCAGCAAGTTTGACAGGGAAGGTGGCAGGATGCTTTCCTCTGAGTTCTTTACTGTTAATAGTTTCATACGGCACGAACCAACAGTTACCTTTGTCTCGTAGATTTGGTTTTGTTTCTGCTGTGTTGTTACCGCGAATGTTTGCTTCATAGTACTCGTATTGAACGCCGACAGAGAGACGATCGATCTCAACATTACCATCCTTGGTAAAGTGAAACAGATGTTCCCAGGTAGGACATACAAACCTTTTACTATTGATTGGTTTGAAATGTCCAGAGGTCTTTCCATTTACATGAATAGATTTGACCCAGTTGATATGATTCTGGAGAATCCAGTCTTCGCGAAGTGCAAGACCCACTTCCATACCAATCCAAGGATCAATATTGGAATATCCCATATTAACAAACAGATGACCATCATCTGCAAGAATACGTTTTGCTTCACGAAAAATATCTACCAACCAAGAAAGGTATTCTTGACGAGGTTTGTTGTCAGAATACCTTCCATATTTAATATTGAGATTGTACGGAGGAGAAGTGATGATAGCATCAATGCTTCCCTCCTCCAGTTCTTTCATTCCTTCTAGACAATCTTTCAAATAAATCATACGTTGAAATACTTGGTGCGCCACTTCTTTGCTTTGGAGATATCACAATTAGGATGAGTTGCAATCAGATCGCTACCCTTCACAAATCGCATACGAACCAAAGGGAATTCTACAATATCCATGAGGATATAGTCAAGGTCATTCTCTTCAATATGTTCCTTTACTTCTTCAGGAATGATCTTACGACCAGATCCAACCATAGCAGAAGGAGCGAACTTGCAACCATTCTTGGTCACACACTTACCTTCTACCTTTTCAATCGTCCTACGCAACCAATCGTAACCTTTCTCATCAACATACTTAAAGTCAGCGAAGAGACGAGGGACCATACGCTCAAGGAAACGAGATGCGGTTCGACCATCGCGAAAGAGTTCAAAGACTTCTTCTTGAGGCAGTTTCCAGAACTTGACTTGACTAGTCAGATCAAACTGATAGACCTCATCGTAGTTGATTTCGGGGAGTGTGGTGGAGTCCAAGGCAGGGTCCGTTGCTTTACTCACATATGGTAGCATCTTGAACAGGGTATGTCAAGCTAATTTCCCTATATAGAATAGGACTCTTATCGATGGAAAAATGCGTAAAATTTTACCATTCGTTATGTTATTGATGGCAGCACCAGCACACGCTGATATCACCCATCGACTCTCTTCTAGTGTTCAACTGCAAGTGAATTCAGCAGCAACACAAGCAACACGCCTCGGAAATTCCTATGCAATTTCAGGCAATAATGTGAATACTACTGACGGAACGACAACAGGAACAGTTGCTGCTGGCACTATTACCTCTGGAGTCTATGCTCCTGGTTCTATTGATGCAACTCAAGCAACTGCTGGGGAAGCATTCTCTTTCAGCACCTCGTTCACACAAGCTGATGCCATTCCTACAAGCGCAGCGACTACTGGAGAAATTCAAAACTTCGGTATTATGACGAGCAATGCAGCTGGAACCGCTGGTGACCTAGCTGGAACGATCGATTCCTCAGGAACGATGGCATTGACGGCTGGTGGCGCGGGAACATCTGCAATCGGACAGTTCTCTAGTGAGATCATCATCAAGTAAGGAGAATCCTCGTGAGCATCCTTTCTGGAAAGACCTCGTTATTTACTGCGATGAGTGTGGTGGCAATCCTGAGTACAGGTGTCACCGCCCAGGCAGTCCCCGTTGTCCCAAATTTTCAGCAGGGCCAAATGACGACTCACACAGAGACCACATCTGAAGTGGTTGAGGTTATCAATTCGATGGACTATAACACTGGATATACATACAGTGTAAGTGGTCATGGAGTCGAACCTTCTGGAGGTAATATCACACCTTCTGGAACACAATCACAAAGTGTTCAAGCACCCGCATCAACAACTAATAGTAATGGTATTTCTTCGACATGGACAGGATTGAATATGGGAACGAGACCAACGTGGAGTCAAAGCACTCCTGGGGGAAGTTTCTCGTTCGTAGAATCTTACATGGCACCAGGTCTCTCGAACCATACAATTATCGAGAGAACAACAAAAATTCAAAGCGTAACAGACACCACAAGTATCTTTACCCAATAGCACTATGTTTAACTTCTCTTGCGACTGCCCCTGCCACTCTGGCGGAAACTGTAGGGGGTGTAAGTGCAACAGCAGCTCCAGTCGCGAATAGCTCAGGCTCGGTGACCAACCAAGCTATTCAGGTTTTACAAGGTCCATATATCACTAACACTTACGGAGACGGCATTAGTTGTCAAGGTCCCACACTTAATGTCACTCCATATGTGACACGAAGCTATAGTTGGCAGTTTCCATTTGAATCACACTATGATGATCCTGTATATAATGTACTGGATCTAGAAGGTGATTTTGATGCTGATGGAAACGCAATTGGAGATGGAATTCCCGACAATCCAGGCGAGATATTATATCATCGAAGGATAAGAACTGGTCAGAAAGATAACTATAACTGGAACGCAGGTTTCTCTGCTACTATCTCTTGGCCATTAGATAGAAAGCAACAACAACTCTGTAAAGATGCAGCACAAGCACACAACGAACTTCGTGGTCAGATTCTTTCTAACCGTAGATTAGAATTTGAGCTTACAAGATTAACTAAGTGTGGAGAAATGGCACAAAAAGGTATATCCTTCGCTACATGGAGTCCATACTATCGTCTATGTAAAGATGTTGTAGTGCAAAATAAAAATGCTATTGCACCACACGTTCATATGATTCCTAAGAATCAAAAGGTTTCTACAAAAGCAGAGGACTTAGGTCCTCCTATAGAAAAAAAGAGATAATTACTTCTTCTTTTTGGGTTGCTTGAGTTCAGGCAACCCTTTCTTTTCTCTATACTTATTGGCACGAACTTCACTCTGAGATAACTTAGGAGGTTCTTTTCCTAGTGCCTTCTTGATCTTTTTAATTATTTGTTTGACAATTGGTTTGACAATCTTCAGTAAGAAAGGTGTTGCGGTTGCTGCAGCAGTTGCAACAATGGTGATTGACACCGTAGTTGTAACTTGTCCTGTTGAAGGAACTGCTTTAATAATCTGATCTACTATCTCTAAATCTTCTTTGATTGCAACACACTGCTTCTCAACTACCCTATACTCTACAATCTTTTTCTTACCAGCATCAGTCAACGTACCTACAGGTGCTTCAATCTTCTGCACTTTTGTAGGGCACTCAAGTTTATTGTCTGTTTTGGGAACCTCTGGTGTTTTAGTCTCTGGAGGTTTTGGTGGTGCAATCTTCGGGGGTTCTGTTTTTTTCGGAGGAAACTTTAATTTATCTTTATCGTAATCAATAGGATTGAATGAAGGCATACCAGAATCACAAAAGGTCTTCACACCTTTAGGATCATCTGCGGCAAGAATACCACTCTTCTCTTTACCACTATTTTGTTCGTGCGCTTCAACACACCCAGGCATATTGATGATAGGCACACCAATCTGACTGGTAACTGGAGGGTTGGGAGGAAGCACTGTAGGTGCCTCCTTTAACCATTCTGGAGTATATACCCTAGGGATCTGCTGAACTTTGTTCACGCCGATCTTGGTACGGGGTATATCAATCTTTGGTATCCCCATCCTCACAGTCCTCACTTAATTCAGTAGCAATTTCACCACCAACCTCAGCACCCTTATCAGATGCGAAGATAGCAACCAGACCGCCTAGAACAGGTCCTACGAAAGGTATACCCGTCATAGCAGGTGCAGCAGCGGCACCCATACTAGCGCCTACGACACGACCAGTCTGTTCGCCACCTCCCACCGCTTTGATACATGCGAGTTTGGCAGCGGTTAACTTTCCCTCGCCGTTCCCTCCTAGATGGCGTTGACCATCCATAGTATATTCTTCTTTGAAGGTTACAACAGATTTACCACCGATACCGAAGAATCCATTCTTCTTATCGACGAACTTTTCAACCTCCATGGTTTTAGGATCGTTACCTTTGTAATCGATCTCATATCCATTACGACCAACTTTTGCGGTGTAAGATGAATATTCACCTACAGGTGGATTGATAGTTGGAAATTTATTGCTATTAGCAATCATTCCAATCATGCCGATATGCCCAATACCAAGAATGGCACCGAGCCCACCTGCAAACCAGTGTAGGGGTTTCATTTTCCTGGTAGTTGAACGGGAACAGGCAGACTTGTCGCCTCGGGCATAGCCTTAGGAACTGCGCTATCTAACATGCCAGGAAGTGCCCCTGTAAGCGCCTCTGCTGCCGCTGCAGTGATCTTCTCCTTAGCGGATTCGATCAGTGCATCTCTTTGGAAATAAACATATGCTCCACCACCGACGATGCCTGAAACACCGACGAAGGAGAGCACTGCGAGTACGTTAATAATTTTTTGCATGGTTACATTTTATAAGTGTCATCTGTAGAGATTTTGATTGGTGCCTGTTCAATTCTAATTGTTTGAGCAGGTGCAGTTTCTTTTGCTGCAGCAATCAATCTCTCCATATCTTCTTTACTGATCCCGCCACCACCGTTACCATTACCATTCTTACCTTTCGCAGTCTGGACTCCGAACGTAGCTAAAACCCCAGTAAAGACCGAGGCTATGAATGTGGGATCGAGATCTTGTTCAGGGAACTGAAGTGCCTTAGGCAGATCTACATACGCTAAAGTTAGAATACCACCAGACCATACCAAAATTCCTAACCTTACAAATGTAGAAAGAATCGCTAGTTGCTCTTCCTTATCTTCAGATGCCTCTTTGAGTTTACCCAGAATACCCTTTTTCTTTTTAGGTTCTCCTTCTTTTAACTCTTCGATTAATTGTTCTGGCATTTATATACATTTCTGGCAGCTCTATTTAGCTAGAAGATTCTTGACGTTTCTTGCCAATATTATATTTTGACTCTAAAGTCCAGTCACCCTTTTCTTTATAAGCGATGACTTTAATTTGACTGAGCGGAGCAGCATCAGAAACGTATTGATCGTTTACAATTTCTACCAAACCCCAGTCTGATAGCAACTTAATAATACGATTCCTACGTTGAATATCATTTTCGGAAAGGTTTACTCTCTTTCCATCCAATGCAAATAATTCTTTGAAGTGAACAATATAATATTGTCCCTTCTTATGCAAGATGTGACACGACTGGTACAACTTCTTTTCTTTTCTAGAAGCGACACCAATACGGGTAAGAGTTTCACGCACCTTCAGGAAATCATCTGGTTCCTTTAGATTCACCTCAACCATATCATCTTTAGTCCACTGAACTTCTTTAAGTTCACTCATTTGGTCTTACCCCCTTTATTCAATTTATCTCGGATAATTTCAAGTTGTTTAGGAGATAGAATCCGCAGTGCCTGCAATGCTTTTTCGGTTGAATAACCATAATATTGCTTGACAAGTTCAAGATCTTTCACCTTTTGTTTCTTACCCCAAGGAGAAAATCTCTTGCGGGGTCTGACGATATTTATAAAGAAATCATATTGTAGTTTCTTGTCTAGACCTTGATACTGATTCATCTCATTCGCAAACATGATTGTGTCCATGTGTTGCGACATGCACTTGTTAATTACATATGGAGGATAGTTCTTTTCCCAACCAGGATCCTCATCCATCAAATACTTTTTAGTAAGATTGATAGTGTTTAGATAATCCTTTAGAGGGTATCTTTCATCATACGACATAGTTCAGGAGCAGGAGTTCTTTACGTTGTTGTTGGTCTTGCATGTATTCACCGACTGATCGCATGGTGTAAGTATGATCATACTCATAAGGTTTCCAGTCAATAAACCTAGACTTAATGAGATTAGAAGAATTATAAGAGACCATTT